CGTCTATCACGAGACACAAGAAGCAGTGGAAAGGAAGTTGTTGAGGATCTTGAAACCTATACTAATAAATAGGTTGCTCCAGTTTGGATTTCCTCGTAAATCAATCGACGAAGCGCTCAATTGGATGACTGCTAGCGTTAAGACTACAAAATTCTTTACACCCATCGGCAAGATAATAGTCAAACGCAAAGGTGGACGAGCATCTGGTGACCCATCTACCACATGGGCTAATACTCTCACTACCCTGATGTTTGCCAAGACGTGTATGGCGACTATAGGAAAGGATTTTCCTTGCAAGGTATCAGGTGACGATTTCACCGCATTCTCAAAAAGTAGAGAAGACATAGTTTTGTTGAGAGACGAACTTTTGAGAAACACTTCCAGATCCCCCGACGAAGATGGGATCCACAGCGGATTTGTGATACCTTCAGACGAATGCGTAGTAGGGTTGGGCAGAGCAACTTTCTGTTCAAAATCCTTACATGTAGAAGAGTGCGTCGTCATTCCGAAACTGGAAAATTTCTTTTTTAACTCTCGGCTATACACAGGATCGAATCGGAGCATCATTAAGGATAGTCGAATCCATAGGTACGCAGTGGCCTTGAGCAGACTTCTTTCTGCAGGCAGTTCTCGAATTCTCCAGGAATACGCGTTACAGATGTGTGGTGATATCATGGATAACGCCACAGTTGAAGAAACGAAAGGTAGACTAGCTAACATCTTAGCTGAGTCTAAAGTCAATTTCTTCCAGATGTTTGGAAACTTCTGGGAGAAACAAGAGATACATCATAGCGATGAGGTCGATCTTTTGGTAGCGAAAGAAGCTGAACGAGAGAAAATTGATCTCAGCGTTATGTTGGAAGAACCTTTCGGTAACGTTAAGTATTACCTGATGGCTGGCTTCAAAAATATTAAGAATAAGAAAATGGCAAGTCAGAAAGAAGCAAGAAGCTTAATGGCACACTTTTTCCATCCAGACGGACAAGCTGTAAGGATATCAGCAGGAGGAAGGAAAGACATAGCAGTTGGAGCGGTTAAACAACATTACACTGATCACGAAAATACGTCAATGAAAATGTTTAGATTCCAAATGCATGACCTAAGCACTTTGGGTTATGTCTACAGCCCGTCTTCCACGGGTTGGCAGTTTTCCCCTCTGCAGGCGATGACCACCAGAGTCGGACCCACAGACACCGAATACTTAGTCACGTCCTACAATGTCGTCTTGGAAGAGACAGCCGCAATAACCACGGTGCAAGGTAGATTTTACGTGTTGCACTCGAACGACCCCCATATGTCCGTAGATGCAATCAGGCAACACCCCAACGTCTTACCAGTTAGCATCAGAGACACGGTTATCCAGACTATGGTTCCAGACACTCCCAACGACCTACTATTCATTAAGAATCCAGCTGACCACATGGTCATGGAGAGGTATTTGTATGTAGTAGCCGACGGAGTCAACGCCAATTCTAAGATAGCCGTTACGGTCTCTGTGAAGTACGAATTCGTCATCACCCATCCGTACAAAGGAATTGCTAACCCAGCTGAAAAAGTTGGAGGAACTGGAGTGTTAGAGTGGGTTTCCGGAGCTGTCGGGAAGTTCAATTGCATGTCTCCGGAAGCAAAAAGAGGTTGGATGGATAACATCACCGATCTCTTCAATGCTGGGTCTACGATACAACAAGCGTTTGCGGCTATACCTAAGATAGCGAGACCGGTTATGGCTTTAATGGGAAGCTATAACATAGATAGGCAGGGAAGAAAAGTCCTTCGAAACACAGCCCCCGTAAATACGAAGGGTCGGAAGAAGGCAAAGAGGAGAAGAAACCGTAAAGCTCTGCTTTCAGGTTTCAAGAAGGTTTCCAACGGCGTATATAGATATGTCGAAGGAAAGGGAGAGTCCCACCCGACTCTCCTAACAGTCGATAAGACCTCATACGTCGTAGTCGACTCAATCAAGCCAACTGAAGCTAGGGACCA